TAAAGACGAAACTTTCACCGAATCAATCTATTCCATCTCTACACTTCCTGTTAGATATGACGGAATATTTGATTTTTCTATTACTGTGAATGATATGATACTGTCAATTTTTGGACTTGCCAAGCATCTTGGAATAGATTTGCTATGGCATATCGAGCAAAAACAAAGATATAACGAATTAAGACCTATGTTGAACGGAAAAAGATATTGATTATGAAACGTGAAATAAAATTCAGAGGGAAAGAATTTGAAACAGGACAGTGGATAGAAGGATCTTTGACAACATATCCAATATACTACCCAACTATTACACTCGTTGAAGATGCTGAACCTATTCCAAAAAAGACAACTTGTGTAGTTCTTCCTGAAAGAGTCTGTCAGTTCAGCGAAATAACCGATAAGAACGGTAATAGCATCTTCGAACATGATCTAATACTGATTCATGAAAGCGAAAGTTCCTGCCAATTTACAGTTGAAGTACTATTTCATAAAGGAATGTTCTGCTACAAGAACAAGGCATGTGGCTTTACCCCATTGTGGTATGTCAGCGATAGATGCGAAGTGATTGGTAATGTGTTTGATAACCCGGAATTGTTGAAAGGAAGTAAGCAATGAAGCACATATTTTACTTATTGGTGGGATTTCTTGCTTTCTATGAAATTATGAAAGCCTTAAACTGTAAGAGAGTATATTCCCGCACATACAAATATAGATATCTTCCCAAGGAAAAGATAAAGGCATATTTAAAAGAGCATCCTATGCTTCTTCTAATGAGTGTTCTGGATATTTTTGGATGGATAACATTAATGGCAGGACTAATGACAAGCCAATGGGTTTGTTTTTTGGCGGTTATGGTTCTATCCCTATCAAGATTTCAAAGCCTTGGCAGTTGGGCTGTATGTATAGACAGCATCATCACTGTGGCTATTTATTTGTTTGCCATTATTAATACTTATCATTTACATATAGAATTATGAACAAGTTAGAACACATATCCACAATTGATTTCTGTTACTGGCGGTTGAAAATTCTCTGTGAACAACTTTCTAAACCCAAATCAAACATAGAGATAATGGTTGACAACGCTTGCGGTTATAATGAAACTGAAGAAATAAGAAAGGAAGGTATAATACTTTTAGAGCAGATTATCGAAAGCAAGAAGGCTATCAGTGCTGATTACTTAGGGGATAGCAAGTTTTTAGATAAATTAAAAAAGGGAAATGGTTGAGCTATACAAAGTAACCATTTCCGATGCATCATCTGTATTATGTTTGCTGTTTTACTCTAAAAGTTAAATCTTTGGTTATGAGTATTTTACGACTAAAATAATTGTGTAAATATTTGGCTAATTCATTGATAATGAGTATCTTTACAATACTTAAAAGAAACCAATATTACTAACAATTAAAAGACAAGAGCAATGAAAGCAACAATCGAATTAACAAAGAAGACAGCTTTAGAAGAAATTATTAATAGCAATGATATTGATACAATAAAGTCTTTGATAGAACGCAAAGAGATGTCGTTAAAAGAAGCAGAAGAAAATGCGGCATTCTACGAAAGTATCTGTAATGAAGACTTTGCAAGTAATGAAAGGCAGAGAGCCAATAGACTTATTCGAGATATAGAAATATTAAAGTTAGCAATTTAATACATAAGAGCAATGAACACATATTACAAGTTTGCGCCAAACGTGTTTTTGGCAAAGTGCGAAGAGATGCACAAAAAAGGTGAAGAAATTCTAGTTACCACCAAGTATGGCAAAGAAAACGAAAGCATCGTTTTCAATCTAATTCTCGAGAAAGATGGTTTTTATTATTACTCCATCGTCCGGGCTGATGGCTTTAACGTTCAAGAATGGGCTAAGCAAAGAGCGGAACGCAGACGTGAATGGGCCGTATCAGCAGTGCAAAAAAGTAATGAGTATTTTCAGAAATCGAATAAACATCGAGATTTTCTTTCTTTAGGCGAGCCCATCAAAGTAGGGCACCATAGTGAACGAGGTCATCGCAAAATGATAGATGATGCCTGGAACAACATGGGTAAAAGCGTTGAGTTCAGTGATAAGGCAAATGAACATGAAAGAGTGGCCCAATATTGGGAGAAACGTGCCAACACGATCAATTTGTCTATGCCGGAAAGCATTGACTTCTACGAACACAAGTTGGAACAAGCGAAAGAATACCATGAAGGTGTAAAGTCTGGCAAATATCCGCGTGAACATGCTTATACTCTTACTTATGCCAAGAAAGCAGTTAATGAAGCACAAAAGAATTACGAACTTGCTAAAAAGTTGTGGGGAGATGAAAACGAAAACCAATAAAGCGATTTCATTACTCCAGTGCGGTGATTTAAAAGCCGCACTAGCAATTTCCTCCACTTTTCGCATTGGATTTACCAAAGAAGAACGCAGAACATTGAAAATTGCGTATGAATGTCTTTCTGGTAATGCCGGGTTCTACCAGCAAATTGGTATTGATACCAATAGCGAAATAGAGAAAAGCAAATCCATCCTTTTATCAAAATATATGTTGAAATCAGCACCATAAGAATATGAATCTAACACAGAAAGAAGCGTTAAGGCAATTACAATCATATTGCAGGGCAAATGGTTTCTCCCTCAATCCATCGAGTTTGCCGAAACATACATACGCTATAATATTGGCGGATGGCGACAACGGAGAAATAACGACACGTTACCCGAACAAGCGTATAAGCGGCTATTACACCCCAAAAGAGTTGTTAATATGGCTTGATGGCTACCACACAGGATTACAAGGGAAATAAGTATTAACCGCGAGTAATCGCACAAAAGGAAAGAAAAATGAAAGAAATAAAAACGTATCATAAACCAGATGGAGCGCACTATTACATAGGTAGCCACGAAGTAGCATTTATTGGTAGCTGCAAAGGGAGTTTTTACATATCGTTTTTTAGCTGCAACGAAAAAGAATGGGCTAATACCTTTCTGGAAGCAGAGCAAATTGTATTGAATAGATTTTAATAACGAATTATCCCGGCGAGGCAACAAGCGGAGCGGCACCACCGTTGAAAAATTTGGTAACACGTTGAAATATAGAAAGTTAAACAAAGTTTAAGCTTGCGATATTTAAGATGTAAAATACTGATATTCAATATATTATTTGTATCTTTACAATATCAAAATAACACCTATTAATAACAAGTAAAAGTCAAGAGCAATGAAAACAGAAGAACTTATCAGATACTACAAAGCAAACATTGAAGCTATTGAAAAAGGATTGAACAACGACTCTCTTTCAGCAGATAAAAAATTCAGATTGGGATATACACAACAGGCGTTGGACGGATATAAGTCTGCTTTACAAGAACTTCTTGGAAATAATAACGACTAATAATAGAAGAGAGCAAATGAGCAAAGTAACAGAACTAACAAAAGAGCTTCAAAGAGTGATGTATTCCACTACATATTCATTTGAGATTGATACCGAAGATTATGTTTTCGGATTCAAAAACACAATAAAGAAGCGTACAAAAAGTTTAGCCAAGGCAAGCAAGCTAAAAGTGAAGTCAACCAATGATTGTGGTCGGTTCTTGTCAGAAACGGTGAGAGTTGTTGCTGTACGCTTCTACAAGAATGGAGAGCTTACCAAAGAATTGAAAGCAGAAAAGATAACAGCAGCGTATAACGGATAAAATATAGAGCAATGAAAACAACTGTAAAAATGTATTTAAAAGACGAACAAGGTAATAAAGACTGGTTTGTTACTCCTATTAACCTATCAGAGCAAGAAGCTCAAAAGTACTATCTCGGTAACATCTTCAATATGGGGTGCGAAACAGATCACATGATGAAATGTTACAAAGTTGAGACAATAAAATCATCAAATTAAATAAATTTATGACTAAAAGTGGCGTTTTTTACGCCATATTTTATATCTTTACACCATAAAAATAAAAAAAAGAGCAATGAAAATTTACACAAGTTATTTCGGAAATAGCCGAAAATTGAAAGAAGCTGGAATTAAAATTATTTGCGTAGCCATTGGTAAGCCTAGATTTATGGTTAACGTTCCTCAAATGTTGAACGTTTGTCCTACCCGCTATATGGTAAGTGGACCTTGTTCTCATGATGAGTATCTTAAGCTTTACGACAGGATTCTTGCGAGTCAAGATGCTAATAAGGTAATCGAACAAATCGAATCATTAAGTGAAGGCAAAGATGTCGCTCTCTGCTGTTACGAAAAACCGGGTGATTTCTGCCATCGGCATATTTTGGCTAAGTGGCTTACTGAAAAGACAGGTATTGAAATCAAAGAGTTTGGAGTTGTTGAGAAGAAAGAACCTAAGTATGAACAAGCAAGTTTGTTTTGAGTATGAGAAGAAATATTAAGTTTAGAGGTAAACACGTTGAAAGCGGAAAATGGATTATCGGTTGGTTATTTCAAGACGATGACGACCACTTTCCAATGATTCATCAAGGAGGTACACTTGACGATTGGGAGCAAGTGAAGGAAGACTCTGTTGGTCAGTTCACAGGCTTGCTTGACAAGAATGGGGAAGAAATATATGAGGGTGACATTGTTGAACGAATAGTTACAGATGGATATGACTATGGGTTTATAGGTGAAGTGAGTTTTGATAACGGAGTTTTTGGTATAAAACATAAAACTTATAAAGGTTACATTGTGTCAGATTTTGTATATTCCTCAGATTGGAATGATGGGCATGAACATGGAGTCGTTTTATATGAATATGAAATAAAAGGAAATATATACGATAACCCAGAATTATTAGCCAACCATCAATAGCGTTTGATGGAATGCTGCCAGATTTGCCAAGCAAGCGGTGGTTTGACAGCATAGGCAAAAGGGAATTTAGCAAAGATGGTCTATGCGTCGGACTGAAAATCCGAAGAACAAGGTTCGAATCCTTGAGTTCCCACAGCCTTGTATCAATGAACGCACCATTTTCTAAAATTTGAGGTTGTTATGGGAGCAACCGATATATAGAAGAAAATAGTAGATTGAGAGAGTATGGTAAAACCCATATAAGTCCAAAGGGTATCAATCAAGGTGGATCTTCACAAAATCATGTGAATGTTGACTGTGGCTACATGGCGGTTCATAATGTTGGCAGCTCGGAAAGACGAGCGTTTGCGGAAATAGCTCATCGGTAGAGCGTTGGTATTCCAGCCAAAGAGTGGGGTTCGACTCCCTGTTTCCGCTCAACCCTTATAGTAGCGATAAGCAAAAGCAAAAACATTAAAGCTTGTGTAGTTTACGGGGTGATGGAAATTGCCATCTGACACGACTGTAAAGAAGCCGAATAGATTGCATAAGTGTTCTTGTGAGTGGCTTATAGATGATTGAATTTTGTGTTAAGTACCTGCCGAGCGTATTTTTGGCAGGCTTAACGCAAAATGTATATGAAGTTATATACACCCTAAAGATATGTTTACAGGAACGACACCACCGGAAGTTAAACTGCTCCTTCAGGATTTGATGAAAGGAGTAAAAGGCAAAGATGTTTTTATCGGATGTTCAGGAAACTACACCACCGATAAAATCATGTCAGCTATGGGATACACAGTACATTCTAATGATGTAAGTTTATATTCCAAACTAATTTCTGATCTATTACTTGATACAAATACTGATATTGAAGTTGTGAATCCTGAATTACGTATGGTTTTTGACACATGGGATGACACTAAATACAAAAAACTTATTCAAGTAATGTTTGCAATGAGAGTATCAAACTTTCACCAAAGGAAAAACGATTACCAAGAAGAAATGTTTAACGCTTTTATTGAGCAATCAAAAGTTTATTATCATAATACTATATCTAAGATTGAAAAAGGCGCACTTAATTTTAATATTAAAAGTTTCTTCTATGGTGATTTTTTTGACTTCCTAAAAAGTAAAAAAGGTAAAGGTGTTGGTATAAGCTTTCCTCCTACGTATAAAGGAGGGTATGAGAAGATGTTTAGCTATGTCGAAGAAAGCTTTAATTATATGCACGCTACTTATAACGTCTTTGATCCAAAAGAGGGCGGAAGTATATTCAAGACTCTTCTTGAGAATGATGAAAACATCATCTATTCTGATAGATATTTCAAGGAGATAGACAACTTCCTTGTTGGCAAAATAAACTTGGGGCTAGGCAAGAATCCTATATACACTTACTCTAGCGTAAATCAAAACAAGAATTATTACATCGAACGCGATAAAAATGTAAATCCATCATGTATTCACATTTTACCTATAGATTATGAATTTACAGATATTACTACACTATCTGTAAAATTATGTTCAGTTAGTGATGTGAATTATTATAAAGCGTTTTACATGGCAAACAAGGTTAATTATACAACTGGTGGAGATTTAGGTATGGTATTTATGGCTGACGGTAAAGCGTTTGGATTTACTTCTTTCAGCAAACAGTTATCTACACTTGAAAAGATATTTATGCAGAGTGATTTTGTTGTAAACTCAAATACACAGAGGCTTAGTAAATTACTGATTATGCTTACTAAGTCCCACGATGTGAGGATGCTCATTGCAAGAAAAATGGGTCACTATTATGAAGGGATTAAGACAACTGTGTATACATCTTCACCAGTAAGTATGAAATACCGCAGTGTATTCAATCTTGACAGGAGAGATGAAGGCAAACTAATGTATTCTGCTAATTTTTTAGATGATTCATTAAAAGATTTATATAAATTATGGTTGAAAAAATACAAGAAGTGAAAGATGTTCATCTTATTCAAGAGAAATTGGGGGATGTAAACAAATTGATTGCTCCGTATAAGTTAGCATATGTAAGCCCCATAGATGATTGCGTTCCATTGGAGAAGAATGCTCACTATATGGAAAAATCCACACTGGATAGACTAACTGCAAATGTGGCTGAAGACGGTTTTTTATCTCAGCTTCCATTCGCGATGAAACGAGATGATGGGAAATATCTTATTTTGTCGGGAAATCATCGTTTAAAAGCTGCTATTAAAGCTAAACTGGAATATATTCTAATCTTGTATATTGAAGAGGTTGATAAAGACAAACAGATTGCCTATGTGCTTAGTCATAATGCTTTAGTAGGAAAAGATGATGCCCAAATGCTTAAGGAAATTTATAGTGAGATGCGCACTATTGAAGCAAGAGAGTTCTCTGGTCTTAACGGTATTCAATTTATTGATACAGATAAGATCCCTACCGTTTCTATTAATGATGGGGATATAGAGCTTACGGAAATGAAGTTCTTGTTTACAGAAAGTAGGAGTAATGATGTCAAAGCTGTTCTATCTGAACTTGAAAAACAGAAAATATCTGCAAATAGTTCGATAGTTGTAGGTTCTTATGAAGAATTTATAAAGGTAGCTACAGAAGTAAAGAAGAAGTTTAATATAAAGAGCAATACTGTTGCTTTTGCTCGTATGGTTGATATCTGCAAAGCTTATTTGCAAGAAATAAAAGACAAGGAGGTGTAATATGGCAGGTAGAGGTAGACCCAAATTAGGAATGTCCCTTTATGATAAATATATAAAAGGTAAAGAGGATATTATTATAGCAGACTGTAGGAATGGAGCTGATAACAAAGGTTTATGTGTACGTCTTGGAATAGGACTTACGACATTTAAAAGTATATTAAAAAAGCATCCTGAAGTTGTAGACTTATTGAGAGAAGGTAAGGAAGAAGCTGACATGAAAGTAGAGAGTGCTCTATATAAAAGAGCCATTGGCTATGATATCGAGGAAACTACAACTGAGGTGAAAATAGGAGAGGATGGATCTGGTCAAACGACTGTGGTGAAAAAAACGAAAAAACATATTGCGGGAGATACAACAGCACAAATATTTTGGTTAAAAAATCGTAGACCAAATGAATGGAAAGATAAACAAGAGGTAAATGCTACTAATGATGATTGGGTAGATGCTTTAAAATTATTAACCAATTCATATAAGAATGGGAACAAATGATGAAAGAAAGAAACTCATAAGTGAAATTATAGCGTATTGGTCGAAGGATTGGAATAAATTTGTCCGTGATGCCTTATGTGCAAGATTAGACCATGATCAGCAATCTATTATTGAGTCTGTTCAATATAACCCTATGACTGCTGTCGCAAGTGGAACTTCTCGTGGAAAAGATTTTGTGGCAGCCTGTGCTTCGTTGTGTTTTATGTATCTTACGCCTAGATTTAATGAAAGAGGTATACTTGTTGGAAATACTAAGGTGGCCATGACAGCACCAACAGGGAGACAGGTAAAAAATATTATGACTCCTGAAATCAGAAGGTTGATTCGTGCGGCAAGGACAAAATTTCCTTTTTGTTGTCCGGGCAGATTGGTTGCTGATGATATAAGAACGGATTATGAAGAATGGTTTTTGACAGGATTTAAAGCGGATGACAATGCAACTGAATCATGGTCTGGATTTCATGCGGCAAATACCATGTTTGTTATCACGGAGGCATCAGGTATATCCGAAATTGTTTATAATGCAATAGAAGGTAACTTGCAGGGAAATTCTCGGATGCTCATAGTATTCAATCCTAATATCACTACCGGTTATGCGGCTCGTTCTATGAAGTCTGAACGTTTTGCAAAATTCAGACTTAGCTCTCTAAATGCAGAAAATGTAGTAAAGAAGCAAATTGTAATACCCGGTCAAGTGGATTATGAATGGGTTAAGGACAAAGTGATAAATTGGTGCTCACCTATCCAGCAAGCGGACTTCAACGAAGGTGAAGGCGATTTCAATTGGGAAGGTAAGCTATACCGACCTAACGATTTGTTTCGCGTCAAGGTACTTGGTATGTTTCCTAAAGTGTCGGAAGATGTTCTCATCCCTTATGAATGGATAGAAATAGCAAACAGGAATTGGCAGGAGTTACAGGAAAATGGTTTTATCCCAGCCAAATCTTGTAAGTTAGGTGTTGACGTTGCCGGTATGGGACGCGATAACAGTGTGCTTTGTCCGCGATACGGTAACTACGTTTCTCAATTTGAAGTTCATCAATCTGCCGGGCGTGCGGATCACATGCATGTGGTAGGTATGATGATTCCCTATCTAAAGAAGAAAGGAGCAAAAGCATTTATTGATACTATTGGAGAGGGAGCAGGTGTCTATTCTCGTTTGTTAGAAGAAAAATTTACAAACGCTTTTTCATGCAAATATTCGGAAGGGGCAGATGGCTTACACGATATTACTGGCGAATATGAATTTGCAAATATGAGAGCATACCTATATTGGGCTTTACGTGACTGGCTTAATCCTAAAAATGGTTTTGGTGCCGCTCTCCCACCCTGCGATCAGTTAATGGAGGAGGCTACCGAAACCAAGTGGAAGTTCCTTAGTAATGGAAAGATTATCATTGAGCCTAAAGAAGATATCAAAAAACGTATTAAACGTTCTCCTGACTATATGGATGCATTAGCGAATACGTTTTATCCTAGAGATTATAGCTTTATTAGTGATGAAGAGTTGCTTAAAGACTTTTTGTAGTTGTGTTTTTTTAGTACCTTTGTAACCGAAAACACTCCTTGTTTGTGTTTTCATTGCTCTTATGTGCGCTGGCTTGTGAAAGTCGGCGCATTTCTATTGTACGGTGAGTGTTTTCTTATTGTGCACCTACCTTAGAGGCGTGCAGAGAAAGACGGAACAAATGGCTGCAAAGTCATTGATACAAGTTATGGTAAGTGATTTGGAAGAGAGAGTATCGCATACCCTCTCTTTGTTTCTGGTATTATTTTCCAACAAGTAATAGTAACAGCCAAAAAATACCTAATACTATGGCAATAAATTCGTATGGATCTTCTCTTAAATAATTAAGAAAAAATTTAATTTCTTGTATTATTTTTTGCATGTATAATATTTTACAAAGCCATTTCGTGTTCAAGTTCTTTAGATATGGCTCTATTGATAAACTCATTAATTGTTGTTCCAGTGCTGGAAGCAAAAGCGGCTACACGGGAATGTAAGTCTGGTGACATACGTAGATTTAACTTCCCACTATAAGGCTTTTCAGGCTGTATATTTCTTTCTTTACAGTTTTCAAGATAAAAGTCTATAGATTCCTCAAAGTCTTTACGGACCTCATCTACAGACTTTCCTTCATAAAGGATTGACGCTTTTCTCATCCCTTGCACTTTGCCAAACAGACAATTGTCTTCCGGACTGTATTCTACAGAACCGGAATATCCTTTGTATTTTAAAAGTCCCATACTACTTTGTTTTAGATTGTTTATATTTCTCAATCAAATTGTTTTTCTTTATATGCTCAATTATTCCTTTTATCACGTATGATTTCAAAATGCTTCCGGGATGTGGCTTATGTAAAATGAAAGGAGCTTCTTCGTCTGGTCCTATAAACTCAACACGGGAACCTGATGTAGCACCTTTGTTGCTTTCCTTGTATCCAAAAATCCCGAATAAGCGTTTTGCTTCATCATAGGTAAAATCCTTTGGGCATGACAAAATACGTTCTATTAGTTTTTCCTTTGTACCCATAATCGTTTGTTTATGCAAAGGTACTAAAAATAGTACCAAATACAAACAGATAATATAAAATATTGTATTTAAGGTAAGTTTTTCTGTTGAATATGACATTTTTACAGCCACTTTTATTATATTTGCATCATAGCATTTGATGCTAACGTGCTCCTTCACGTTACCGGGTAGTACGTATTGTGCTATCCGGTTCCTTTTTGGAGCAGTATCATGTGTAACTAATCACCGTATGAAGGAGTACGGAACTACATTATGAACACAATTAAAATTTTTGAGAATGAGCAATTCGGAAAGGTAAGAATTGCGATGGGTGAAAATAACGAACCTTTCTTTTGCTTGGCAGATGTATGCCAGATTTTGGATTTGATTCCCAGTAAGGTAGCGCAAAGATTAGATAAGGATGTACTTTCAAAGTATCCCCTTGAAACAGCCGGTGGAATCCAACATGCAAATTTTGTTGATGAGGATGGTTTGTATGATACAATATTGGATAGTCGTAAGCCTGAAGCTAAAAAGTTCCGCAAATGGGTAACAAGCGAAGTGTTGCCATGTATCCGTAAGACAGGTGGCTACATCGCTACCAAAATGGACGACACTCCAGAAGAAATCATGGCACGTGCGCTTATTGTGGCACAAGAAACACTGAAACGAAAAGAGCTGCGTCTTATAGAGGCTGAGCAGAAGATCCAAAAAGATGCTCCTAAAGTCCTTTTTGCCGATGCTGTATGTACCTCTCAACGTTCGTGCCTTATTGCTGAATTGGCAAAAATTCTCCAACAGAACGGAGTGAATATCGGTCAGAACCGTTTGTTCGGTTGGATGCGAGAGAACGGTTATCTTTGCCAAAAAGGTGATTATTATAATCAGCCAACGCAGAAATCTATGAAATTGGGACTTTTTGAGTTGAAGAAAACATCAATTACCAAGCCGGATGGTTCGGTATTGGTAACAACCACTACCAAAGTAACCGGCAAAGGACAAATATATTTCGTGAATAAATTCCTATCTAAATAATCAATATAAAAAAAGGTGTCAAGTGACACTTTACTATATTTATGGACGAAATAACAGCTATATTAGACATTACGCGCCCGGTTGATAATATCATCAACGACTTAAAAGGAAAGTCAGTCTATGTCCCCTCATGGGATAATCTTATTAAAGACTATGAACCAACATTGCATTCGATAGTAAATGATAACATTGGTCGAAAAGATAAGGTAAAATCTGATGGTACGGTAGAAAAAGCTTCCCGTATTTATATCGGTCTTGAAAAACTCCTTACAAAACGGATGACAGAGTTTATGTTTTCCATTCCAGTAAAACGTGTCTATCATAATATTGAGAACAATGAAACTCGCCAACAAATAGCGAAAGCAATTGAGAATATATACAAGTATGCTCGTATAGACAGTGAGAATATTAAACGTGGCAACGCCTATTTTGCGTCATGCGAGGTATTTACCATTTGGTATACGGTTGAAAATCCCAATTCTCTATATGGTTTTCAAAGTAAATTTAAGCTGAAATGCAAGACCTATTCCCCGATGGAGGGCGTCGGGCTGTATCCGTTGTTTGACGAGTTGGGAGATATGGTTGCTATGTCTTTTGAATACAAGAAGAAAGTCAAGGACGAAGAAATTGCTTTTTTTGAAACATATACTTCTAAGATCCATTACAAGTGGAAGCAGCAAGGATCTGGGTGGGAACAAATCAAAGCGGAACCAATAGCTATATTGAAGATCCCCGGTGTTTATGTTCATCGCCCAGTTCCTATTTATCATGGTTTGTCTTATTTGCGTAATGAGATAGAATATACCCTTTCTCGTAATAGTGATGTTATCGCCTACAACAGTGCTCCTATCCTTAAAATTGCAGGGGCTACACAAGGAAAAGAAGATAAGGGGGAAAGCCGTAGGATATTCCGTGTTGAAAATGGAGGTGATGTGTCTTATGTTTCATGGTCTCAGGCTATCGAAGCACTAAAGTACCATGTAAGTACTCTGATTAGTCTATTCTGGTCGCAATCACAAATTCCGGATATATCATTCGAGAACATGAAAGCATTAGGAAATATCGGGTTTGATGCTAGACAGACCTTGCTGACTGATGCCCATCTGAAAGTAGGTGATGAAAGTGGTGATTGGATAGAATCGTTTGAGCGTGAATGCAGTGTAATCAAGGCTTTCTTGAAAAGCATGAATACTTCATGGGTTAAAGAGATTGACAATGTAGAAGTTGAGCATGTCATTACTCCGTTTATCCAAATGGACGAGGATGCAATGACTGATAGACTTATAAAACAGAATGGTGGCAAGCCAATCAAGAGCCAGTTGCAAACTATTAGAGAAGCTGGTTCTAATAATGCGGAGGCAACTTTGGATCAGATACATAAAGAAGATGCGATGGATTTACAAGCAAAACAATCAAGAATGAACGGTTTATTTGAAAGTGCGGAATAACATGAAAGTACCAATAGATAATATGACCTTTGCCGAAAGCGAATACCTTAGAGGAAATAAAGTATGGAAAGCCCAGACACTTTATAATTTCGCGAAAGCAAAGGAATACCCTGTACGTGATATGCCATTGTGGAATATAGACCTGACTGTTGAACCGTTTGAGTGCAGCCAGCTTCATAGTTTTATCTTTCAATGCAAACGTGTTCGTGATTGTTCTTTAGACTACCCTATTATACTGGATGAAGTAGGACAAATAGCAGATGGATACCATAGATTATGCAAAGCTATTTTAGAAGGTAGAAAAACGATTAAGGCTATCAGGCTGCTGGAAATGCCGGCACCTGATAGAATTGAGGAGGGATAAATATGAAAAGACATTCAAAGATAATTACGGTAGAATATGTAGTACAAGATTGTCCTATCTGTGGCAAAATTATAGTGAAGCATTATTTATATCCGATGGTTGATAAAAGAAAGAACAAATTTGTATATGGCAAAAAAAGTAATAACACAATCTAAGTATCATTGTCGGGATTGCGTGCATAGCTATGACCGGCACGAGAAGAACTTGAAAGGTGAGTTCTTCATGTGCCGTTGTCCGTTTTTCACTTCCAGTCGCTTTCTTAACCGTGACGTATGTGACAAGTTCAATAAGAAATGAGTCAATCTTAAAAACAGAAAAATATTTTTTGTTTTATCCCCGTGATTTTTCTGCCTACTCTAATAAATAGATTAAAAACAAACCAATATGTCAAAACCTAAGATTCCGAATCAAAAGAAGAAATATCAAGAGCTTAACACAAGGCTGAATAAATATGTAGCTTTAGTGGAGCATATATATGATGTTCTGAATTTGGAAGCTGCTAAAACTGTATTACGCACTGATTATTCATCTGATAGTGAAAATCCTTTTAAATGGTCTGATTACCCACAGACTAAAAAACAGATAGAGGATATACAGGCTCAATTTGTTAATTATATTCATACGATTATCTATCGAGGTATTAGTGAAGAATGGAAAAATAGTAATGAAGTGCAAGACTTGATGGCAAATAAAGTTCTAAGGGCTTATAATGCCCAAGTTGATGGGGAAAAATACAAAGTCTTATATCAAGTAAACTCTGATGCTTTGAAAGCGTTCCAAAACCGCAAGGATAAAGGCTTTAATGTCTCTGCCAAACTCTGGCAACAATCCACCATTTATAAACAAGAACTTGAAGCAGCTATATCTTGCGCTATTCAGAAAGGAACAAGTGCTATTACTTTGAGTAAACAAATCTCTAAATATCTGCTTGATTTTCCATCACTGCAAAAAGATTATAAAGACAAGTATGGTAGTGCAGAACATTTAAAGGATTGCGAATACCGTTCTATCCGACTGGCTCGATCTGAAATTAACATGGCTTACCGGACTGCTGAAAATGAGCGTTGGAAACAAATGGATTTCGTTGTGGGGTACGAAATAAAGCTAAGCTCTTCACATCATCACCGTATGCCACATGGGGATATATGCGATAGGTTAGCAGGTAAATATCCTAAAGATTTCGTTTGGACTGGCTGGCATCCGAATGATTTATGCTATAAAATACCTATCCTTAAAACAGAAGAAGAGTTTTGGGAATGGGATGGTAGAAGTGAATCTACGACTGAAAGTGTGAATGAAGTCAAGGATGTACCGAATGCATTTAAACAGTGGATTGGCACAAATTCCCAACGCATAGCAGATGCAAAGAGAAATGGAACTTTGCCATATTTTTTAAAGGATAACCCGTCATATCTTAAATAATAACGACTTATATACAGATACATTCAGTTTCATAACACGGAGTACAAGATTATTTTCGTACTATGTGTTTTATTATAATAGTTTAACAATTAAGGTGAAGTAAAAAGAATCACTTTTCGTATATTTGCATAAAGCATGTGAAGTTACATGCAACCGAACTTGTCGTGAATACATTCATTGCTCTTAATGTATGATTAAGAAGGTTGACGGTCTGCTTGCATGTAATGTTTTGCAGGCCGTTTTTATTAATTAAAACATTGTACAATGGATAGAAAACAACAGGTTTTGTTGAAATTGAAACCGAAAGTGAAGGCGTTCGGGTTCAATAAAAAAGAGGTGATGGGTATCGCTGCTAGAATTGCCGATAACCTAACCTCCACAGATGATGCCTCCGATGAGGATGTAAACGCAGAAATTGAAGCAGCTATTGATGCGGTTCTCCCCTACCTGCAAGTCAGCCAGTCTTTTGCAAATCGAGTAATCGAAGAAAACCGCAAAAAGAATGACGATGACGAAACCGATGACGGCGATGATACATCATCGAACACTTCAAACAATCGTCAGACGGGTTCAAACAAAAATGATCCTCAACAGAATAAAAGTAATGATGATGCTCCAGCATGGGCAAAGGGATTGCTTGACAAGGTTGATACACTTACCAATGAAATTTCGGTGTTGAAAGGTGAAAAAGTCACTACATCAAGAAAATCCAAGCTCAACGAGTTGCTCAAAGATTCGGGTTCTTTCGGCAGTCGCATCCTGAAAAGTTTCGACCGCATGAAATTTGAAACCGAAGAGGAGTTTGACGAGTTTTATTCGGAAGTTGAGGAAGACCTGAAGAATTACAACCAAGAATGTGCAGATGCAGGTTTGTCTACATTGGCTAATCCGCCTGCCGCAAGTGGTAAAAGTTCGGGAAAACAAGATGAAGTGATTAGTGACGCTGAAATCAAAGCGTTGGCTGACACATTCTAAACATTAACAAAAAACTAAGTATTAAAAATGGGTGCAACAGCAAATTTAGCAAGTGAATTGCAGGTGATTACTTCTGGTCTTGATTCGGTTGTAATCAGACGATACGGTGCTGGTATCATTGGTGGTCGCACGCTTGATGTCAGTGGTTATCCATATGATGTAATTAAGGCTGGTCATGTTATTATCGCATCAGATGATGACGAAACACTATTCAAACCTATGCCGCTAAAAGCATCGAATTATGATCAATATGATACATTGCCCAGTAGCCATCATTATGTAGGTGTATTGGTAAGAAGCGTTACAAAGGATGCTCCTTTAGCAGCAATCATGTACAATGGTGAAGTGAATGATAAAGCAAGTCCGTATTCAGTGGATAATATCAAAACTGCAATGAAGACGGAGTTGCCTGGATTAGTATTCATGCACGATTAAAAGAGGAGGTAAAAAATGGTACAATCACAATTTGTGGAGTACATCAGAAAAATCTTTCCGAGACTCCAGAATGTAGTAGATACAGTGAACGGCAAGCGGAACGGTGACAACAAACGCACCTATTTGCATAAATCTATGTTGAGAAAGGTTTATTCGGCAGACCAGAAATGGTCTAACGCTGCGGTAAACACTACTTATGTAGCAGCCGACATGGTGTCGATGAACTCGCCACTTCCGATTAAAAGCCGCGATGCCATTGCTCACGCCAATGGTTCTCTGCCGAAAATCGGTATGAAAAAAATCATGTTTGAATCGGATATCAATGCCGTTAACATAATGAAAGCGCAAGGTGCGGAATGGACGAACATCGCGAATAAGCTGACTTCCGACCCGATTGCTTGCTCTGTCGGTATTGACGAACAGAATGAAGCGAACTTCCTGACCGGATTGTCTAATGGTATTGTAGCTGTGGAGGATGAAAACAATACCGGTACGGCTTTGCGTATCAATTTCGGCTATCTGCCTGAAAACTGTTTTGGTGTTGAGACGCAGAATGAGCTTACGCTTGATGACATTAAGCGTGTATTGGCTTATGCTGACAATAACGGCGACACAATCATCACTATCTGCATTGCATTGTCAACCTACAACAAGTTGCGTCAGACGCAAGGGGCAAAAGAACTGGTAGCCAATTATCGTGGTCAGACTTTTGACAGTAATACAAAGCTCCCTGTTCCGACAGCATCTTTGTTTGACGAAGCATTTGCGGATGATAACAACGGGGTTGCTTTCCTGAAAATTGACCGTTCAATCATCTCAGAGAAGAACGGCAAAAGGAAACCGTACAAGCCGTGGAACCAGAACAAGTTGATTTTCCTTACCACAGAAGAAGTCGGTGCTTTGGTGTGGGGAACGCTTGCGGAAAAGACAAATCCGGTAGAGGGTGTTGTTTATTCAACCGTTGATGAGTACAAACTCATCAGCCGTTACAGAACAACGGAGCCGTTTACCGAAACTACGAGTGGGCAGGCTCTTGTGCTCTCTGTTATTGAGAACGTGGATCAAATCTACTCTCTTGATATTTTGGAAGCTCAGGCGGTAGATACCTCAGCTGAAACTTCTGACAGTACGGATGTGAAAATCACTATTTGGGGAAATACTTACAAGAAGCCGGAGTTTGTCAAGGAATTCAATAAAATAACAGGCAAAAATCTAGCTTCAACTATTGCAGATGACAAGCTGATTGCCGCCGTGAACAGGCTGAATGACTTTGACGAAGCGAAATTGAAATCCGCAGTTGAATCTCATAAATCAGAATAAGCCATGAAGACAATACAGCAAGCTCTCGTAGACGAAATACACTATCCGATTTCTATCGGTTTTGTAGAGAATGTGATGATTAAACGTAATCTCAATGGTGATGATGATTTTGGTTATGATATAGATCATTCTAACGAATACCAGGGAGCTTTAGCTGATTGTCTTTGGTCTTTGGTCCAGGCTATCAATTTCTCTGAAGCAGACAAGTCCTTCGGGGCTTTATCTGATAAAGATAAAGAACGGATACTTTTACGTGTTAACTCCATTTACAAGACTATTGGTGAACCTTTAGTAGAACTGGAGGCAAAACCAACGGTATATGTAGGTGATTGTTTGTTGTAGTATGGCTGTTTTGAGTAGAAATCCACATCGTTTGCAATACCTTGTATCTGCTTCAGGATATGAGGATGAAAACGGAGATTACCATTCAGGTGAAGAACATTGGGAAGGTGAAATTCCCTGTGATGCTGTTCCTGCCGGTGAATCGGATGAAAGGGAATTTGAAGATGGCATAATACGTAAATACTCTTATGAGGTTTGTAATATACCAGCAAACTGCCGTGCTTTTACAATAGGAGATAGAGTCAAGATAAGTCTGCTCGGAGGAATAGAAAGAGAATTTGAAGTGAAAGGTTTTCATCGTTACCAGCTTCAGTGCAAAATTTGGGTTTAGGATATGGGTATAAGAATGGCTACCAAACTTGATGAAATTCATAATACACTTATGAGGGAGGCACAACGGGTTGAAAGGCTAACAATACGCGCTTTGTCGTATCTTGGAGAACAATGTGTTATCAGGGTACGTGATAGAGGTGGTGATAAAAGTTGGTATGATCAGTCTGGTAATTTGCGTAGCTCAGTTGGCTATGTAATAGCCCATAATGGCAGTATTATCCAATACTCAGACTTTAATCAGGTGAAGCAGGGTTCACAAGGTGTAAAAGTCGGCAAAGACTTAGCAGAAGAACTGGCTAGAAGATATTCCAATGACTATGCTCTTGTTATTGTTGCCGGAATGAATTATGCTGAATATGTGGAAGCGATGGATAACAAGGATGTGCTTGCGTCAACGGAGCTATGGGCAATAGACCAAGTACCCAAGATGCTTGAAAAATTAAAGATACAGATTGCTAAATGATGAAATCGGACATTGAAATATCAAAATTTGTATATCACAAGATTAAAGGATCAATCCTTGAAAGAAGTGTAACCGGGAAATTGAGTGATAGGGGTAGACCAGATAAATCGGACAAGGAGGATATTGTCATATCTGTACTTGCCAATGAGGGATGCGGTCAGATCCAGCGAGCTTATGTGAATGTCAATGTTTATGTTAGGGACCAATGGAATTCTAGAACAAAAGCATGGGAAAAGCATACACTCCGTATAGGGGAATTGTGTGACTTGTGTAAGTTTCTCTTTTATATACGTAAAGAAGAGTTTCATACAGTTCCTAAAGAATGTAGTCAAAAAGTCATGTCTACCGGTGTTTCTTTTGAGGATGGACACACGGAACATTTCATCAACAACAAGCTGTATATTGAGATAAATAACGAATAAGTATTAACTATATTAAGCAATATAGAACTATGGCAGTAATCGGATGGGGTAAGCCCCGTATTTTTATTAAAGACCTTGATGCAGTATCACCTGCATGGGAAGAATTGCCTACTCCGGTAGAGGATTCCACACAGTTGACAACGACAAAAGGTGACAAGAAAGAAGCAAAGATTGAAGGAGGAGAGAACGAGGATGTAAAGTATGGAAAAAACACCTATGATCTTACTTTCAATATTCGTGCTGCAAAAGGGCGTAAGCGTCCTATAAGTGATAGTGATGGAGTGGTAGCACATAATTATGCTGTTGCTTTACAGCCTGAAGATCCTGATGTTCAGGGATTCTGTATGGAAAAAACTACCGTTTCTGTTGAGGATTCATTTACAGCGGCAGATGGTGGTATTTGGGCGTATACCTTTGATGCTTTGAAGCCGGGTTCGGACAAAAAACAGATTCAATGGGGTAAGATTATAACAACGCCTACTTCTGGTAAGCCGACTAAGGTTGAATGTGACCCAGAAGATGAATCTGGAGATGGAGATAAATTTGAAGTTGCTCCTAATCCTAGTGTAGGTGGATAGTTTTTCAGGATGATAGCCTGCCGTGGGGGCTTTATACCCACGTGTATTGCGGAAATGGTGTAATGGATGCACGTATGTCTACCAGGCATTAGGTTACAGTTTGGATCTGTGTTTCCGCTCGATTTTGAAAATTTGGTTTGTTATTCATATGTCTTTTCATGCCGGTTGTCTGTGAAGATATCCGGCATTAATTAAAAAAACAAGAACCGTTATGTTAGAAGATGGGAAACTTATAGACATGGACATTGCGGATACTATAATTGAACGTCCACATGGTTTTAAAGTAAATCAACGTCAGTTTTATCTATATCCGGTTACTCTTGGAAAAACATACCTAATATCAAGGCTTGTGGAGTGTCTTGGCATAAATCTGGAAATTATCAAGGCTAATCCGTATATGGAAGCGTTGAGAATATGTCAGGAAAAAAAAGAAAGCGTGTGCCGTATTTTGTCCTATCATACCATCAATAAGAAAGAAGAATTGTTTGATTATGATTTTGTACAAGAAAGATGTAATTTCTTCTATAAAGAAATAGATAATGACAGTATGGCACAACTATTGGTTATGGTATTGTCAGAAAGAGACATATCAGCATATATAAAACACCTTGGAATAGATAAGGAAAAAGAATGGCAAGCAAAAGCCATGAGAGCCAAGAAGGATAATAATTCTCTTACATTTGGCGGCAAAAGCATATATGGCACATTGATAGATACAGCTTGTCAACGATACGGATGGACTTTTGAATATGTTGTTTGGGGTATTAGCTATGCCAATTTACAATTGCTCCTTGCCGATTCCGTAACGTCCATATATTTGTCTGACGAGGAACGTAAGCGAGTTAACATACCTCAAGACCGTGATATCATCAATGCCGATGACCCTGCAAATATGGCAAAAATCAAAGCCATGAAATGGGATTAAATACGACAAATAGAACAGTGCGATAAATAAAAGGCAAAAAAATCACGAGGGTTATACAAAAACTCTCGCGATTTATCGGTGAAATAGGATAATCAGAAAATGACTATTCTACTATTACTACGGTATTGTTTGCTACTGATGCATCAAACTCATAACCGATTTTCATCTCAGCCTTGGAACCACAAGGCAGAGGGATACAGGTGCAGCAGAATATTACAACAGATAAAGGAGTCCTGTTTTTTCCTGTTATATATACTTCAGATGATGAGAAGTTCACATTATCACCAGATGGCAAAGTTAAATAGCGCATCCTGATTCCTAATCTTCCCTTGGTTCCAAACCATGCAGATCTTTTCGCCTCATACACTACCCCCTTGGCTATAGTTCCGGCCGGTATGGCTACAACCTTGTCTATGATAACATCTCTGGAAACTTTAAAATCAATATTCTGCCCCTCATGTGCTTTGGAGGCTCTGACATTACTTATGGATTCCAAAGGAACAATTGTACCAGCTTTAATGATAACTTCTTTTTTTTCTTGAGCAAAAGCTGTTATTGAATAAAGAAATACGGTCAGTAAAAATAAAACTTTCTTCTTCATAATGTAAATACTAATGTTAATTTTAATGTTCACAACTTTTTATTGCCATTTTAAGTGCTTCTTCAAGTCTGTCTGCATATTTGAATATATCATCCATGTTGTCAATCTGAATCCATTCACAACTCTTATATTGGTCTGCCGGTATTCCTATTTGCTTTTTTCTTGCTCCGATAGAAACACGGCATATCCAGAACCATTGGCTGTTATCGATATTTACAACGAAGTAACTTTTATAGTCTTTATAGGTTATGCGTGACACATCCACGCTTTTTCTTAAAATGCTTCTTACGATGTTGTAGGCATCTAATTCCTCTTGTGTTGTTACGACACCGGATTCTTTATCCATGTATACAACTCCGTCCGGGAGTTTCTCTTCTGTATCTTCTGTGGAAGTATTTATGGATGTATTGTCTATCGTTTGGAGTGAGTCAGATGTTTGCTCGCTGTTTTTTATAGCTGTATTTAGTCTATCTGAAATAATATCATTAATAACAGATGTGATGGATTTCTTTACGAGTGGTGTAAACATATCTATCACCTTCGATGTGATTTGACCTGAAGTATAGGCTTGACGTGCGAAGAATCGAACAAATTCTGCTGTAGGTGATGCAAATTCGTTATTCAATATTGATTTTATTTCTGTCGTGTATTTCAATTCGTTTGCCGTACTTAGAACATCCTCTTCATTGTAATATGACTTATGGAATTTCTTTAGTTGCTCTATATCCGCATCTGATAAGTCAAGCATGTTCACGATAAGAAAAGGTTTCTCATCCATAATATTGATTTTCTCCAAGTCGGTGTAAAATCTATATTCTATCCCATTGGTAAGCACGCCAAAACGGGCTTTTGACGCTACAAAATATTTTTGTAGTTGGGTGTCATGCAGGTTTAGGTCTTGCTTGCAGTGTTTGCATTCTATAAGAAGTATAGGATTTTCATCCTTCATTATGGCATAATCGATTTTTTCTCCTTTTTTCTTTATTAAGTCACAATCCATTTCAGGCACGACTTCAAAAGGGTTAAAAACATCGTATCCTAAGGCTGCAATCATTGGCATTATAAATGCGTTTTTTGTAGCTTCTTCTGTAGCTATCTTGTCTTTTTGTTTTTTTATATTATCAGATAGCCGTACAACTTGATCCTTAAAATCCATTGCTCTGCTTTTTACGTTGTAATATTTTACAAATATATATTTATATAATAATATAAACAAAATTAAAGATGGGAAAATAAACCGTTGAATATATTTTGTGTGTTTTGTGACTCTAACTATGTCATTTATTGTTATATTTGCAATGCCGTGTGATGTTGCACGGAACTATTTCTATCGAAAAGACCTATGGCTGGAATACATTTTGACATTACAGGTGATAATTCTAATTTCTTACGTAGACTTCGTGAAGTAGAGAATGGTGTAAAAAACACGTCCAAGCAAATAGAGCAAAGCGGTTTAGGTATTGAAGAACTGTTTAACCGTATGACTAGAGCTGCCGCAGCATTCGGAGCTGGTTTTACTGCAAAAGAATTAATTTCAAATATTGCACAAGTCCGAGGAGAATTCCAACAATTGGAAGTTGCATTTAAGACAATGCTTGGCAGTGAGGATAAGGCTAATGCCCTCATGCAGCAATTGGTAAAAACGGCTGCTACCACTCCTTTTGACCTTCAAGGCGTAGCAAATGGAGCTAAACAACTTCTTGCTTATGGAGAAAATGTTGAAAACGTAAATGACGACTTGATACGTCTTGGAAACATAGCCGCCGGCCTTTCTCAGCCACTTGGTGATATTGTGTATTTGTATGGTACTACCATGACGCAAGGACGGTTATATACCGCAGATTTAAATCAGTTTACAGGTCGTGGTATTCCTATGATTCGCGAATTGGCAAAAGTATTCGGAGTAGCAGAAGGAGAAGTAAAAAGTTTAGTTGAAGCAGGGAAAGTGGGATTCCCGGAAGTCCAGAAAGTCATCCAAAACCTTACAAATGAGGGAGGAATGTTCTACAACCTTATGCAAGAACAGTCCAAGACAATCACTGGGCAAATTTCTAATATAGAGGATGCTGTTTCCACCATGTTCAATGAGATAGGGAAAGCCAATGAAGGAATTATAAACGAAGCTCTGTCCGGTGTTTCTTATTTGGTTGAGAATTATGAGAAAGTGGGAAAAGTTCTTGTTGGTCTTGTAGCAACTTATGGCGTATATAAAGTGGCTGTGATGACAGTCACGGCTTTGCAAGCTTTACAAGCTTCAGGTATTGCCGCTCTAACTATTGCCGAACGTGCCCACTACGGATGGCTGGTTTTGCAAACAACGGCACAAAAAGCTTTGAACGCTGTTATGTTTACTAATCCGTATGTGTTATTGGCAACTGCTGTTGTAGGGCTTGGAGCTGCAATGTGGTCGTTATCCGATAATACAACGTCAGCAGAACGTGCTTTAGATTCATATAACAAGAAAATAGAAAAACTCAACACGGACGAGGAAGATCGGAAACGTACTTTGGAAGGTCTTGTTAGCACCATTAATAGCGAGGTGGAAGCCGATGTTACTAAACTCAAAGCTTTAAAAGATATTGAGGAACTATACCCAGCACTCTTTAGGAAATATGTTGATGAGAAAGGTCATATACAGGATTTGATTGGTTTTTGGAAGGCATATAATGAAGAAGTTGTAAAATCCAGAACACAGTCAAAACAGGCTATAGTCGAGTCCTTGGAACAACAGATAAAAAGTGCGGAATGGGCTTATAATTTAGCTAAGAAGGAGAACAACCGTTCCGAAATGAAGGTTCAGTCACAGCGTATCGAAGACCTGAAAAATGAATTGGCAAACGCAAGAAAGGATGTCTTGTCGGAAATCAATGCCCAATTGGAAGTTGAGAACAGACAGGAAACAAAAGAAACTACATATCAGGAAGATTTGGCAAATGCTAAAGCCGAATGGGAAAAAGCGAAAAAAGGGTATGAGTCATTAATCAAAGATCAGACGGCTACATCGAAACAGGTGAAAGAAGCCAAAGATAAGATGGAGGCATCCGAAAAGGCATACAAGGATCTGGGCGGAGTAACTGGAAGCGCACTGACCAGACAGGAAAATCTAGCAAAAAAGCAAAAGGAAAATCAGGAAAAGCTGGACGAACAACTTCTTTCACTTCGCCGTCAGAACCAACAGGATGAAATCAACCTGATGAAAGAAGGCACGGAAAAGAAGTTGGAACAGATTGACTTTGATTATCAAAAACAGCTTGATGCGATAAGAAAACAGGAGGAAGAATGGAGCAAAGCCGGTAATGGCAAGTTGACCGACAAGCAGGCACGGGAAATCTCGGAAGCTTATGCCAATGCCGAAAGCATGAGGGATAAATATATTACTAATGTAACCAAGGAGCAACTTAAAGCCGAACAACAGGCTTTGAACGATTACTTGAAAGAATATGGCACGTTTCAGCAACAGAAATTGGCTATCGCCCAAGAGTATTCGGAAAAAATAAGGAAAGCGCAGGAAGAAAGCGGTGCTAATAGTGCACAAGTAAAGTTGCTGGAGAAACAACGTGATGTTGCCATACAGAACAAGGAAACGGAAGCCATAAAAGCCAATATAGATTGGGTTACTGTGTTTGGTGAGTTTGGTTCCATGTTTTCCGACATGGTAAAGCCTGCCTTGGACGAAGCAAAAAAATATGTACGGACTGACAAGTTCAAGAACTCCGATCAGGCAAGCCAGAAATCATTGATTGACGCC